CATGGTTTGTTTGCATTAATATGTGTATGAGCAAATACGTATACCAAATTCAAGGCGCACTGGAAAGTGCGGACGGAAGGTTTCATGGGTTTAGGGTTTTGGTATGCGACTTGCACAATTTCAATTCCGTAGATGTTCCAGTAGAAGTTCTGGATAACGAAACGGCAAAGTACATTCAGTTCCGGCTTAAGTGCACTAAAGGAGCTATGGACATTGCCAAATTGCCATACGGAATTCAAAACAAGATTCGAGCGCCGTTAGGGCGTTGGCTGGACCAGTGGGTCCTAGAAAACTTTTATGGCGATTACAGCAAATCAAAAAGTCTTAACACTTGATTATTGGAAGCCGGCTAGCAAAATTGAAGTCGGCGATTATGTTATTGACAAGAATGGCAATCCAGTCAAAGTTAAGCTCGTCCAGCAATATCGCGCAGAACAGTGTTATGAAGTTATTCTAAACGACCACCTATCCGTGGCCGGCGATGTACAGATGGGTTTTCTATTGGAAACCGAAAAGTACCGCAACCGATTGAAAGACTACAAAGGCGTTAGAAGATTTCGGCGCCCGCTCAAATTTACCAAACTGGGCGACATGCTTAATATGCCGCTGACCCAAAAGCGGGATGGCAGATCTTCCCTTTCTATTCCCACAACCCAGCCCCTCAATTTGCCGCACCAAGATTTGCCGGTGCCACCGTTTCTGTTTGGCTTTTGGTTTTTAAATCACAAGCCCAAAGGCCATATGGTTTTTCCTAAAGGCCAGCAAAAGTATATTACCGATAGATTTAAAGAGTGTGGCTATAAAGTAATTCCGGGCGAGCGTCATCCCAATGGCGAGCGTCAGTTTATTGTTGACCCACCGATCTCTAGTCAGCTTAGCCATCCCAATCCAGCCAAGATACCAAACAACTATCTGTTGGCATCAAGAGAACAGCGACAAGAATTATTGTCTGGATTGATTAATGCCAAATCACGCCAGTACTCTGCGCAAAAAGATCGATTCAGAATTACGCATCAATACTACCCCGCCTTTTTGGGAATCGTAGGATTGATTGAGTCATTAGGTAACAGCACAAATTGCCACAGTGTGGAATCTAGCCATACTGTGTTTTTTAAAACGCGTTTGAGAATTATTGAAGGACAAGTCTCGCCACCTGTAAAGGTGCATTTAGGTAGACGGTTCATTAAAAAGATAATCCCCATTCAACCACAGTCTTGCGTCCATATCGAAACTGAAGGCGAAGACAAATCATTTCTCGTAGGAGAAGGTTTTATCTCATGTCTTTAACACCAACCCAAGAACTCAAGTTAAAGAAGTTTGCGGAAGCTAGGCGCCACTGGCCCAAAGCCGAACTAGAGGCAGCCATCTGGCGTATCAAATGGCAACTGCAGGCACTACCACACCAAAAGGAACCGGACGATGGCGAGTATGACACGTTTCTTATGTTGGCTGGACGGGGATCTGGCAAGACGCACACTGCTAGTCATTGGATTGGTATTAGGGCTTGGGTCTACAGCGGAACCCGCTGGCTTGTCACAGCTCCTACATCAAATGACATCCGAGCAACCTGCTTCGAAGGAGACTCCGGACTCCTTAACATCATCCCCAAATCCCTCATCCGCGACTACAACAAGTCGCTCTTCGAAATCACCCTTACCAACGGCTCCCTCATCCAAGGCATCCCCGCCTCAGAACCAGAACGGTACCGCGGTAAGCAATTCCATGGGGCATGGTTCGACGAGCTCTGCGCCTTCGAATACCTTGACGAAGCCTACGACGGCGTGCAGTTCACATTGCGTCTCCGTGATCCCCGCATCTCCCGCGTCCAACAAATCATCACCACAACGCCAAAGCCCAAAGAATTAATTGTTGACCTTGCCGAAGGTAAAGTCGGTGGCGATGTGTATATGGTTAACGCCAGCTCGTATGACAACCGCGCTAACTTGTCTGAAACGTTTTTCAAACAGCTCGAGACTTATGATGGCACGGATATTGGACGGCAAGAGATTTATGGTGAGATCCTTGACCCCGAGCAAGCGGGTATCATCAAACGCAGACAATTCAAATTATGGCCGGCTAACAAACCATCGCCAACTTTGGAATATGTGATTGCCAGTTACGATCCAGCTACATCCGAAAAAACAATGAACGACCCAACGGCTTGTACGATCTGGGGTGTATTTGAACAAGAAGACGCCGGTACGGCAATCATCCTTTTAGACGCATGGGACGAACACCTATCATACCCACAGCTGCGTCGTAAAGTCATTGACGATTTTAAAGAAGTGGTTTACGGCGCAGATAATGATTTTGCAAAAGGCCGCAAAGCTGACCTGATTTTGATGGAGGATAAGTCAGCCGGTATTTCGCTGATTCAAGAACTGCAAGGCTCGGGCGTTCCGGTGCGCGGTTACAACCCCGGACGCGCGGATAAAGTGCAACGTTTGAACATTGTGTCGCCACTCGTAGCCAAAGGAAAAGTCTGGATACCAGAAGATCCAAAACAAAAGGGCGAGTTTGCCGAATGGGCAAAACGGTTCTTGCGCCAAGTGTGTTCGTTCCCCGAAGCGGGAGGCCATGATGACTATGTGGACTCTTTATCACAAGCATTACGGGTATTGAGGGATTCAGGCTGGATTCAGCTAGATTACCTGCCGGCCCGCAATTATGACTATGCAGATGACATAGCTGGACGTCGATTTGCCAACCCATATGCCCAATAGGGCGGATTAAGTGCGTTTATTGCATTAATATTAATAGGACGACCATGTCCACCCAATTCTACGAATTCCTAAAATAATCTATGGCAAATCCAATATTACCAATTCAAGCTGGAAATCATTTACCGGGCCTTGGCCATGATGATGATATTCTTGACGCTCAAGATCAAGAAGTGGAAATGGACGCCATTGAAGATGCGTTGGGATTAGACCCCGATCAAGTTGAGCAAGAAGTTATTGAATTGGACGATGGTTCTGTAGTTGTTAATTACACAGAAAAACGTGGTCCTCAAAAAGATCCTGAGTTCTATGAGAACTTGGCAGAAGTACTTGATGACTCAACATTACAGATGTTGGCCGTTGAGTATCTTGATTATATCGATGTTGACAAAGAATCACGCAAGCAACGCGACAAACAATACGAAGAAGGTTTACGCCGTACTGGCTTAGGCAAAGACGCGCCCGGTGGTGCAACATTTGATGGCGCATCTAAAGTGGTGCACCCTGTCATGGCAGAAGCCTGCGTTGACTTTGCTGCTTCTTCATCTAAAGAATTATTGCCACCCGATGGTGTTGTTAAGTCTAACATCAAAGGCCAAGCAGACCGCATTAAAGAAGAAACTGCAGAACGTAAAGTAACCTTTATGAACTGGCAGTTATCTGAACAGATTCCAGAATACCGTGACGAGATGGAACAGCTGTTGACTCAGCTTCCTCTCGGCGGTTCCCAATTTCTCAAGTGGCGTTATGACACCGAACAGCGCCGTCCAACTTGCGAATGGGTGCCGATTGATAACATCTATTTGCCTTATGCATCAACAAACTTCTATACCGCACAACGCGTAACAGAAGTTCAAGACATTACTGAAGATACGTTCTTACAACGTGTTAGTGCCGGAATTTATAAAGACATCGATAGCGAATATAGCTCCGATGCGCCATTAACAGAACAAAGCCGTTCTGAAGAAGCCAACAATAAAATTGAAGGCAAAGACATGCCATCGAAGAATATCGATGGCTTGCGTCGTGTATATGAGATTACCTGCTTTATGCGTCTGGATGATGATCCTGAAACAGAAGGCAAACGTGCTCCGTACATCATGACTATTGATGAAACAACAAGCAAGGTAATTGCTCTATACCGCAACTGGGAGGCTGGAGATGACAAACTCGAAAAGATGGATTGGTATGTCGAGTTCAAATTCATCCCTTGGCGTGGAGCTTACGCTATTGGATTACCTCATCTTATCGGTGGTCTCTCTGCTGCTCTTACCGGTGCTCTGCGTGCTTTGCTTGACGCTGCTCACATCAACAACAGCCAGACACTACTTAAA